ATTTTTGATGAAGTGGGTATAGGTCGATTTGTTTACAACACCAACACTCAGAAGATGTATTACATTACACCTGATGGTGCTGTAAACGTTGGTTCGACGGCTGACAACTACTCATTTACACTTGACGGAGATTTGTCAGGTGTTGTTAACATTGACTCTAAGAGTAACGTAGTACTAACTGCTACAGTTAACCCTAACTCAGTTGCTTTAGGAACTGACACAACTGGTGCGTATGTTGCTGACATAGTACAAGGTTCGGGTATTACATTATCTGAAACTGCTAGTGGAGCAGAAAACAATACCGTTACTGTAAATCACGCTGATACAAGTTCACAAGTAAGTGTTAATAACAGTAATGGTACTGTTATTCAAGATATCACACTAGATACCTTTGGTCATATTACGTCTATCGGTAGTTACAATCTAGATAACAGATACTATACCGAAACAGAAATCGATAACAATGTTGTACAAGGCTCAAGAACCGTATCAGTCAATTCGGTTTCGCAGAATTCAATAATCAGCAACCCTAATCCATATGGTACATCAAATACTGATTTATTCGGCGCACATATAGATTCAACAGATGGTTATTTTGTAGTTGGTGCACACGCAGAAGATGAGGCTGGTGGTACTACTTCGGGCAAAGTTTATGTCTATAGCAGTATAGATGACAGTTTAATTACAATTTTGGACAACCCTAACAATACTAGTACACCTGCAGGAGACAGTTTCGGATATGCTGTTGGTATAAGTGGTGAAATTGTTGTTGCCGGCGCGTACGCCGAAGACACTGGCGGGTCAAATTCTGGTGTAGTATATGTATTCAACGGCTTATCAGGTGAGTTGCTATACACGCTATCAAACCCTAACGATTATGACACTGCTGCTGGCGACTCTTTCGGTCGTGCAGTTGATATTGATGGTGATTACATTATTGTCGGTGCACCATATGAAGATTCGGTTGGTAGTTTGGCAAGCAATGTTCCAGGTTATAATTCTGGTAGAGTTTATATATTCAATGCTAAAACAGGAGCATTAATTCACTCTATAGCAGATCCTAATGCACATTCATTTGAGGCATATGACTATTTCGGTGAAGCAGTTGCTATCTATGGAAACTACGCAGTAGTTGGTACACGCCGAGAGGATCCTAATGGGTCTTCTTCAGGAACAGTTTATGTGTACAATGTTACAACTGGTACATTATTATACAGAATAGACAACCCTAATTTGACAGGTACTGGCACTGATGACGAATTCGGTTATTCAGTAGCGTTAGACGACCAGTACCTAGTTATCAGTGCTCGTTACGAAGACGTTGGTGCTACCAATTCAGGATCAATTTACGTGTACAATGTGACTACCGGTGGATTTTTATGGTCTGCATCTAATCCAGCAGGCTCCGGCGGCAGTAGTGATTACTTCGGAACCTCAGTGTCCGTGTCTGAAGGAAGAATCGTAGTTGGTGAACCACGCGGTGATACTGCAGGAACTGACTCTGGTAACATTCATATCTACGAGGCATCAACAGGAACATTGTTGCATACTGTGGCCGATCCTAACGGGTACAGTACTGGTGTAAATGATTACTTTGGTGACGCAGTTACAATTTCAGGAACAAAAGTAATAGCCTCAGCCGCGTATGAAGACGATGCAAGCGGAACTGATTCCGGAAAAGTTTACACATTTGACTTGACAAAGGCAGGTGAAGTATCGTATACTGTTAGTAACAACACAAACTTTACTGGTGAAGTTTGCTTTAATAATGATGTGTGCCACACTGCTAATATTACCACTGATGGTAATTACAACATTCTAGGTGATGTTGGTATCGTAGGCGCATTGAGTGTATCAGGTGATACTGCACTTGATACACTTACAGTAGACACAATTAATGGTGCCGCTGCTGACTTAGCAGAAAACTATGTGTCTGATGAACATTACCCGGCAGGAACAGTTGTTAAGATTGGCGGTGAATATGAAATTACACAAACTGATTGCGCAAATTGCAATGAAGTATTTGGTATTATTTCAACGCAGCCGGCATACTTAATGAACAGTGAATGTCATGGTCTACCAGTCGCACTTGAAGGTCGTGTTCCATGTAGAGTATGGGGTAAAGTCCAGAAAGGTGACAGACTTGTGACAAGTGGTATACCAGGTGTTGCAATGTCGGCAAATGGAAGTACTATTAATTGGACACAGCAAGTGGGTAGAGCATTAGAAAGCAAAGAAACTGACGGAGAAGGCATTATTGAAGTTGTCGTTGGTATAAAATAATAAAAAGGTTCCGGAGTCCTTAAGGACTCCGGGTGTATAAATAAAATAGATATTTAAAAAATAAGTCAAGATAATATCTTAACGAACAGGAATTAAAATTTCTGACTTAATAATTAAAAAAAGACGTTGAGGACAATAAATGGCGGTAACAATTAATGCTAAGGGTACCACGGTACCATACTTTAAGATTGGTAAAACTGGGGTAACTTTGTACCAGGGATCTTCTGATCCTTCTGGCTCTTATACTGTAACAGAAAATGATGTTTGGTTCGATACTGGAAATCAAACCATAAAATATTTCAATGCATCTGCATCGTGGGATCAAGTTCAAGGAACTGGTGGCGGTTCTACTGCGTGGGGCGACTTGACTGGCAATATTGCCGACCAAACCGACCTTCAAACTACACTAGGGGATTACGCACTAGTTCGCGATATGAAATTGGAGAATGGTTATAATGACCGTTCAGCGACACTAGTAACATTTACAGAAGCGACCCGTACATTTACTATTGAACCTGCGTCAGGTCATACATATTTTGAAGTATGGTCTGAAGGCGTATATCACAAAATAACAACTCAAAAGAGTATTCAAATTCCAGACACTGAAGGTTCTCATTACATCTATTTTGATGGTTCGGGTAATCTAGCACAAACAACAACATATGACAGTCACGATTTGCTTGCTAGATACGCATACACCAGTGCGATATATTGGGATGCTGACAATAAGAAAGTAGTCTACTTTGGTAATGAACAGCATGGTCGTGCTGACTTAGAAATGCACGAATATCTACATGACTGTGTAGGTACACAATGGGTTTCAGGTTTGGCATTGTCAAACATGACAGTAGGCGGTGATGGTTCAAGCGACACACATGCTCAGATAGGAATCACCGATGGTAAAATACGTGACGAGGATATTGGTCACATTATTACTAATGGTAGTCCTCAAACTCTTTCATCTGTTGCTCAGATACCACTGTATTATCGTACAGGAACTGCCGGACATTGGAGAAAAATAGACGCTACTGGATTCGTTGCGCATCCGGTAGGTTCAGGCAGACCTGCTTGGAATGAATGGACAGGCACAACTTGGCAACTGACTGAAGTAGATAACAATGACTATGTTATAACACATATATTTGCTACAGGCGACAGAAGACACCCTATTATTGGTGTTATCGGTCAAGCAACATATCCTACAGTATCGTCTGCTCAATCTGGAGCAACTACAGAGATTAATCAACTTTCTACTGGTGAAATGGACGAAGCGTTTGAAGAGTTCAAAGCGATTGCTTCCGTTCTATTGTTCACAACAAATAACTACACTAACTCTGTGAAGGCATCAATCGAATATGTTGACACTGGAGTTGATTACATTGACTGGAGAACAGTTTCTGGTGGTAACGCAGGTACACTAGGCATTGCTGTTAGTGACCACGGTCAAATGACAGGATTAGAAGACGATGACCATCTACAGTATCACAACGATACAAGGGGTGATGCTAGATACTACACTCAAACACAACTTGATTCGATGATTCAACATACTGAGTCTTATTCATCAGGCGAGATTGCTATAACATCAGGCGGTTTAGTACAGTTGACTCATGGTCTAAATTCAACCCCAGAAAGTTTTACATTTTTGTTGAAATGTGTCACTGCCGAAGCCAACTACAGTGTTGGTGATGAACTGGTAATAAATCATAGCGAATCTGTATCTGCGATAATTTCATCTACAAATATAGACTTAAGATACAATTCAGCAACTAGTGTATTTTCTGTACCAAATAAAACGTCAGGTACATTGACTGCACTAACAAACGCTAATTGGAAATTGATAGTTAAGGCATGGGCATAATATGGCAGTAAAATATTATATAGACATTGACGGTAATTATATTGGTGCATACAACAATGTAAATTTAGCACCTCAAGGTGCCATAGAAGTAACTGAGCCGCCATCAAGTGTAGAAGACACCTGGAACGGATCTGAATGGATCGCATCCACTGATTTGAACCCGTCGGATTATATTAAGATAGGTACCTCGGCTAAAGCGGTCATGGTATGCGAAGACTATATATTGCCAACATTAGATGGTGGCTCAGGGCAAGTTATTCGCACTAATGGTCAAGGCATAACTCAATTTGCAAATTTGAATACCGACGATGTAATTGAAGGAACCACCAATAAATATGCTACTTCTGAAAACTTAAATCAGCATTTAGCAAGTGGCAATGTTACTGAAATTTTAGTTAACGGTGATATAACTACTGACAATGCCATTGTTGGTAATACAATCATAATTGGCGGTAAAGAACTATTAACTAGTGCAATTCCAGAATACTTTATGTTGAGTAACAACATAGGGTCATACAACATTTACTATACATCAAATATCATAAAACCTGGAGAAACGGTTAATGCAGTTGACTTGGAACTAATGGATATGGTAGAATCTACTCCTAACAGTTATAAATTTAGGCAAGCAACTGATGCTAGCGGAACATGGAAATTGTTAAGTGTTATTACGTATGAGGCTGTAAAAGGCATCGATTATATTTGTGGAATGTGGGTGAGGGTACTATAATGGCAACAGTAGCAATAACAGATTATAGAAACGCAAAATGGTTAAACCAAGAACATACAATTGCTTCATTGGAAGTATTAACTAATAATTATGGTTGGATTGAAACTTCAATCGACATGAATCAAGAAACATTAGAGCCGCATTTGCAGCCAATAAAAGAATGGTTGACTAATAATCCTCTTGAAATTACAGCATACACACCTGATCTGGATAAAGAGAAGCAATTACTTCTGAATGAAATTGCCGACAGACGGTACCGTGAAGAATGTGGCGGAATGCTTATAAATGGCATGCCGTTGAAAACTGACCGGGATGCACAGGCAAAGTACACGGGTGCAGGTGTGCAAGCATTCATTGATAATACAATTATATTCAACTGGAAAACAGCAAACGGAACACCAATTCAAATAGACGCTACTACAATGCTAGGTATTGTACAGTCGGTTCGTGGTCACGTACAAGCATGTTATGATAGAGAATTTGCTTTGGCTGCGGCAGTCGAAGATGGCACATATACGCCAAACATGATTGACGAAGGTTGGCCTACGTATACCAACTAAACAACTTTTTTAACAAAGGCTTTAATGCTTTAGGTTCCTCAAATACTTCATTGACCCAAATGGGGAACCTTGTTAGCGTATTTTTCCATAGATGCAACTCTTCTATTAATTCAGATATTCTCTGAATATTCTGATTTTCACTTGGATACATATATTCAGATTGAAGTTCTTTTATCTCTGCTTCGGCTTCGGTTAGTGTCCTAATATCGGTTTCAATTGCTTCTATGTAAAAGTCTAGGGCAACTTGATCCTTAAATTTTTCAATCAGTATTTTATGGTGTTTGGTCAATGATTTTCTATTCATTGACATTGTTTCTTCCAGATCAAAATGCAACGCACGAACAGGGTTAATCGAACTATCGTATCGTTTCTGTACATACGCTATTTCATATCTTGGTTTAACAGTGACCAAAGAATCAAATGCAGTGTAACAAACTGTATCTATTTTGTTTTTGTATGAATGTATTTCGGCTTTGGAAATAACTTTAATCTCACTCAATACGTGCCCCAGCATTTCCTTATCTGTATCCCTAAAGTTTTTTATAAGGTTTTGAATTTGGTCAGGGGTGGAAGAAAGTACAGTATGTCTAAGACTCTCGGATATAACTCCGGTCTTCATATACTCCCTGCACTCTCTTATAAATTTTTCTCTTTGAAAATTAAGTATCTCCATTTATGTCTCCCACTACATACACATATTTATCATTGGTAGACACTTATGTTTTATAAGTCAAAAATCTTTGATTATATTTTCTAATAACTTTATTTTATGCTTATGGAAAAGTGTTCGTTTAGCACCTGGGTGAAGAGGCCGCGGTATGTAATTTACATCTACCCAACAATATCCTCCTGTTTCTTCATTGAGAGTTGGAACAAATTCGTTAGATACGACTACTGCAAAGGTATAATATGCAAATTCACCATCACGGGAATGATATTGGTCTAGTGGATGTACTTTGAGAATATGTGATATGGTATCTAACCCTAACTCTTCAGACAATTCACGTAGCATACCCTGTGAAACATTTTCGCCATCATCTACTTTGCCGCCCCAAAAACCCCATTTGTGACCATAACTACCACTGTCTGAACGTAGTTGTAAAAGTAGTTTTCCTGTATCCTTGGCGATTATTACCGCACCTGCCGCTTTAAGCATAAATTATCCTAGTAATTCTAATCTCCAGTAACCTGCTTCATATAGTCCTAAGAATGTGTTTTGCCAAGCACCATTGATGAATCTATACTGGGTGTCAGTATATAAGTTTGTAACGAAACCTGTACCGGTGTAGGAACTGGCATCAAAACTTATAATCCACTCACTACCATTATACTCTATGATATCATCTGTGTCAATATCAATACCAAAGTAATTAGATTCTGCTGTACTAGAAGTTAGACTTAAGTATCGCTGACCTACAGCAACAGTAGGAAAACCGTTAAATCCGGGTCTTGCTGTTCTACTATCTATAATACGGTCAACCGGAGCAAATGTGTCTGTTGGCAATGTATCATTATCTACAATAAATTTTAAAACACCTGGGTCAGTAGTGGATGTAAGAACTCCTATAGCATCGTTACTCAAATCTTCTAGTTCACCGTGCCATTTTAGTCGTAGTCTACTTGCTCCATCGTTAAATGTTCCATAATAATCAATAACGTCTTGCCATACTATGTCATCATCGTAGTTTCCCGGTCTCAGAGGTTTAGCGAATACTTCGCCGTTTGACTCATACATTTCAAGACCGAAGTTTTCTGGTGTGACAATGATAGTTTCCATTCGTTCAAATTGGTCAAAGTAATGAACCGCATTGGGATCAAATTGTTCCAACATAATTTGTGAGGTGTCATCGTAAATGTTGTCAATAACATGGCGAATAATTTTTTGACTTGACACTAGAGCAGGTGGGTTAACCCAAATAGGCACTGTGAAAGTAAGAGTTAATACGTCTATAGTTTCATCTGTGCCTACAGGTATAGATTTGTTTGACCATGTAACTCCTGTCATTTCTACTGTTGTAATAGCAGTCCAGTCAACCGGTGAACTACTAGATTGTATGTCAAGTGAAGGATTGTATAGAACACTAATTTGTTCGAAAAGTTGTAGTTTTTGGTCAGTGTTTGAAGTCCATACGTCAACCATCATTTCCATACGATAAGGTACTGGCATCAAACGTCTAACAGAATATTTGTTGCCTTGTACATTTACATATGACTGAGTTTCCTCATCAAACTTACGTTCTATAACACTGATAGTATCTTGGTAGTATGGTTCTTGTGTACGTTCACGATCCATATCCAATGAGTTAATGTAACATGACATAAACGGTGTTGATGCTACGATGTTTTCACTACTTTCTTGGTTTAATAGAGTCGCCATACGGGATGCGTCACCATATCTTACTGGTACTGACACATAGTATGGGGTTCCGTCTTCGAGTGTTTTATCCGTTTTAACTGAAAATCCAGAGAATAGACGAACAAACTGTAATAAGTATCTTCTAATTTGTTCATCGTAAAAATATAGTTGTTCTGCCATTAATCTATCCTCGGTCTTACTACTTTAGTTAAATTTACTTTTGATTCTTCTTCATTGCCGTCATCCGCAATAAATGTATTGTAGTTGTTGATATGACTTTGTTGAACTAGGTTACCAACATTCCATGCACCGGTGTCATCATCTTCTATAAACAACCATTTGTTATCACGGTATTGGAATAGCCTTGCTGGCTCATAATCTGTTCTTAAGAAGTACTCATTTTCTTCTGGGTCGTTCGGGAACGCATGTCCTGAATTTACTTCATCCCATACAATGTCATCTGGGTGATCGCCTTCGTGCGCGTATAACAAATTCTTTGTATTCCAATCGTAGTATGGTCCTGGAACATTTTCTGCCGCCTCAGCACGTACTCGGTCGTGTATTTCTTTATCGCGGTTATATGTTGATAGTAAGTTTTTCAAATCAAAATCGTCCTCGCCTGTACCAAAGATATCAGCATACTCGACAGTATTCTGCATCTGTTTACAACGCATACGCCAAATGTGTGGCCACCAACCCGGATCGTAACCTTCAGATGCACGAGTCACCTCTTGTACTACCCAATATTGGTTAACTGGACCAGACTCTTCGGATAATAACAAGTCATCTCTGTTGTGAGGTAATTCGATAACATCACCTGGAATAATCTTACGACCAATCTTTTCAACCATATCGTTAATATGACAAGTGAATACTTGTTGGTCAGATCCTAAGAAAATACCAAACTGTGATAAGTCAAAATCTTGATCCGCAAATGTATAGTATCCTCGTAATTCGTAAACGATTGGATCGTAGTTACGGTCACGGTTCTCCATAAACAGCGCATCCTGTACATCGGTTAATTTGTCACTATCACCTGAACCCATATAACGATGGATTAATAGTGCAGTACCGCCATGGTCAAAATGTCCTTTCACCATACGGTCGATAAATTTGTAATCATTTCCCTTACGGGGATTCCACAATGATAAGCGTGGGCACATTATGCATTCTCCTTATTAGATTTACATCGGTCACCATGCCATCTGGCGTACGCGGCAAGTTTGTGATGTTTGTTACAAAACTTACAATACTTTGTTTTATTTTGTCCGTTTCTTGAATTTTCTATATGTTCTTTTGATAACTTTCTACCTTTCAAACTTTCACTTATGGCTTTTGACCTGTATTCTCTGTGTTCAGGGTCCGACCAATAATTTGAAGTATTTTTTGATATCTTTTCCCGACTATCTTTTTTGTAGGAACAAACACCCCATGTCTTTTTTTCGTGTCTATGCAGTGATGATTTTCTTGCATTTAACTTTCTGGTATCATTGTCTTTCCATTCTTCGGTGACTGCCTTTGAAATAAGTTTCTTTGTGGTATCAGAATGTGATTTTCCTGCATTGCCTCCGGTTGCTATGTTGTAGCATAGTGGGTCGCAAACCATATCTTCTGACACTATTTCTCTTTCTTTTAATATACAATCTTCTTCATTGTCAAATACATACAGTGTTTCTCTGGTAAAATTTTCGGCTCCATATTTCTTTATTGCTTTAGAAATCGCATGCCCGGAACCCAAATATAAGTAGTCATACTTTTCTTGTACCTTGTGCTTGCCTATGTAGAACTTACCATTTATGTTATTTGTAGTTTTGTATATTATGAATGTTTCACTCATTTTATGTCTCCTAAATATCATTACTTGTATTTATCATTATGGACACATAAATAAGAGTATGAATAATTTATCATTGAACCAAGACGGTTATTATATACAGAAAGATTTTTTGCTTCCACAACTAGTTTATCAGTTTGGATTATGGGCAATGAACCCAGAAAACATACATCGTGGTAATGCGGTAGACGGTAAGTACTATGCTGAACATGATGGAAAAAGATTATATAATGTATGGTGGACTAAACAGCCGCCAGTGGAGATGTGGAAAGTAGTAGAACTAATGTTACAGCCTATTGCTGATATATTCTTTGATGGTAAGCCATCACAGGTTCATGTAGTAGATACTATCACAACTCGTCCGGGAAGTGAAAAGATGTTTGCACACATTGACACTCCATACAAGTGGGAAGAGTTTCGTAACATGAATGAAGTGTTGGGATTGCAAGTGATTATCCCGTTAGACGATTTCACCGTAGAAAATGGTGCCACGATGTTCTGGCCAGGTTCTCATACTATGGGATTCAAGCATGAAGATTTGATAAGTGATGTGCCAAAATATAATCAAATGTTGCTAGAAAATGGACAACAGTTTGTAGCACATGCTGGCGATGCTTTAATTTATGATGGTAGAACACTACATAGTACAATGCCTAATAATTCTGATGATTTTCGTAGTGCGCTGTTGGTTAATTTTTTGCGTAGTGATATAGTTTTAAGGGTTAGAGAGTTAGATAAGAACACTGACTTTATTAAGAATTGATAAATAGTATTATATATTTTTAACAGGAATACAACAATGTCAAATATTCGCAACAAATTAATCAAGGAAGTGCGCCTATTATTAGGTGACGGTATGATTGATATTGAATTAGATCCGGAGCATTATGACCTAGCCGTAGATTTAGCAATATCAAAAATTAGACAACGCTCAGAAAATGCAGTTGAAGAAGATTTCTACGCATTGCAATTAGTAGAAGATGTAGACGAATATACACTACCATCTGAAATTGTAGAAGTGCGACAAATATGGAATCGTTCATTTGGCCATGGTATCTCGGGCGGTGTTGATATGGACCCATTCGAATTAGCATATGCTAACTCATACTTCTTTATGAACAACCACATTGGTGGTATCGCAACTTATGATTTCTTTGCGCAATACCGTGAATCATTGAATCGTGTAGCAGCAACTGATATAGGATTCAATTTCCGTCCAGGAACTAGCAAACTAAAACTTATGCGCAGAATGAGAGCCGATACCATAGTGTTACTGCATGTATTCTTGGAGCGTAGCGAAGATGAATTGCTGGATGACATATACTTAAAGTCTTGGGCCAGAGATTATACTAAAGCACAATGTAAGAAAATGATTGGTGAAGCCCGTAGTAAGTTCTCTTCATTACCAGGCGGTGGTGGCGCAGTCACACTAAATGGTATTGAAATGAAACAAGAGGCGGACGTAGAACTAGAGAAACTAGAAGAAGATTTGAGGAACTATATTGATGGTTCGTCACCATTAGGATTTACAATAGGATAATTTAACCAATGGCGAAAATAAGATTTAATAATACACATTTAACAAGATCGGTTGGAACTGTGAGTTCAAGTGGCATAGCGGGTCAAGTATACACTACTGCGACACATACGAAAACAATAGATAACCCTAATACATTTAGTACATCGCAAAATGACTATTTTGGATGGGTAGTTGACATAAGTGGAAATTATGCAATCGTTGGCGCACCGTTTGAAGATGTTGCAGGCGGTAACGATTCTGGTAACGCATATATCGTTGACGTTACGACTGGTAACTTAATACACACATTAGATAATCCTAGTGCTTATAGTACATCACCAGGTGATCAGTTCGGTCGTTCAGTCGCTATTTCGGGTAATTATGCGATAGTTGGTGCTTTTCAGGAAGACGATGCTAGCGGTGATGGTTCAGGTAAAGCATACATTTTTGATGTAACTACTGGTAATCTACTACACACATTAGATAATCCGAACGCATATAGCACTAGTGGCGCCGACAAATTTGGTTGGTCAGTGGCAATAGATGACACATATGCTATCGTCAGCGCATATAACGAGGATGATGATGGTGGAACGCAATCAGGTAAAGTATATATCTTTGATACGACTACTGGTAACTTATTACACACACTAGACAATCCAAACGCATACGGCACTAGTGCTTCAGACGCTTTCGGTTGGTCTGTATCTGTTTCGGGCAATTATACAATAGTAGGAGCACGAGATGAAGATGATATCACGGGTTTCAGTTCCGGCAAAGCATACATTTTTGATGTAACTACTGGCAATCTTGCGCATACATTAGATAATCCGAATGCATACGACACTGGTACCAATGATTATTTTGGCGAGCATGTTGCAATTGATGGTAATTATGCCATTGTAGGCGCACATTACGAAGACGATACTGGTGGTTTTATTTCAGGAAAAGCATACATATTTGATGTGACTACCGGTAATCTACTCCACACACTAGACAATCCGAATGCATTTAGTGCAAGTGGCAATGATAGATTTGGATTCTCGGTATCGATTGATGGTAATTATACTATCGTGGGAGCATACGGCGAAGACGACCAGCCTCTGACAGGGTCTGGGTATTCGGGCAAAGCATATATATTTGATGTTACTACTGGCAACCTAGTGGCTACATTAGACAATCCTAATGCATTTAGTACCAGTGTAAACGACAATTTTAGTTGTTCTGTTGCAATATCGAACAATCATGTAATTGTAGGTGCATTTGCGGAAGGCGATGCTGCCGGTAATTATTCGGGTAAAGCATACATCTTCGAATTAAGTTAATGGAATTTATACTCAAAGCAGTCATTAGTGGTATTATAGTAGCAACTGTATCAACAGTAGCACAGCGTAGTTCTACTATGGCTGCTTTATTAATGGGGATTCCATTTACATCATTTTTAGCCATGGTGTTTATGTACTATGGCGGAGTAGATGCAAACACATTCGCTAAATTCTCATTTGAGACCATATATTTTGTATTGACGAGCCTCGTATTTTTTGCTATAATAGGAGTAACTATAAAATATATTGGTTTCTGGTATAGTGTTGTACTAGGAGCAATAGTAACTATAATTCTATACAATTTACTACTGAGGATTTTATGATAATTGGTGTTTGCGGACTAATAGGATCAGGCAAAGGGACCGTTGCCGATATATTAGTGGAAGATTACGGTTTTGAAAAGATATCTTTCGCTGACAAACTCAAAGATGGCATTGCGTCTGTTTTTGATTGGGATAGGGAGATGTTAGAAGGTGTTACTAAAGAAAGTAGAGAATGGCGTGAACAGCCTGATGAATTTTGGTCAAGCGAAATGGGAAAACCCGTTAGTCCGAGACTTGTTTTACAGTTGTTTGGTACCGATTGTATGCGTAACGGTTTTTACGATGGTGTTTGGGTTAGTCTTGTAAAGAAAAAGATACTAGAAAATCCAAATACTAATTTTGTGTTGCCTGATACACGATTCAAAAATGAAATACAAATGATACGTGATCTAGGAGGCAAAATTTGGTGGGTTCGTAGAGGCGAATTACCAGAATGGTGGATGACTGCTATAAAAACAAATTTATGTCCTGAAAATGAAATTTATCAGTTGTATGATGCCGAAGAATTGATGGAACAAAAATACCCAGATATACATCCAAGTGAATGGGCATGGGCCGATAAAATTGAAAACTTTGACCGTGTGTTCTACAATGAAGGAACTCTACAAGATTTAAAATCAGAAGTCAATAAAGTAATAGATAGAAGGCTTTAGATAGCACTATATATCAAAGTAAAGCGTGGGTTAACTACGAACATAACTAAAAAAATGCCACTTTTTGTTGAATTTGTATAAATAGTTGTAAGTACTCAAACTAACTCATTTAACAAAGGAGAGACAAATAATGGCTACTTTAGTATCACCGGGTGTATCGGTAACAGTTGTAGATGAATCACAATACGCGGCTGCAACCCAAGGCACCCTACCTCTAATCGTAGTAGCAACAGCGAGTAATAAACTAGATGCCTCTGGCACTTCTATTGCTCCAGGAACTATTCCTGCTAACGCTGGTGTTGCTTACTTAGTATCCTCACAACGAGAACTAGTTGAAACTTTTGGTGTACCAAAATTTTATCAAGTAGGTGGTTCAGTTGTACAAGGATCTGAATTTAATGAATACGGTCTATTGGCCGCTTACCAATACCTAGGTGTTTCAAGCAATGCTTACATTCTACGCGCTGATATCGATCTAGCAGAACTACAACCTACATCTGTTGAACCAGCAGGTGAAGTAGTTGACGGTACATACTGGCACAATGTTGCTACTTCTGACTTTGGTATTTTCCAATACGAAGCAGGCGTTTGGGTCAAAAAAGAACCACTCGTTCTAACAGATGAACCAGGAACAGGAAATGTAGAAAACGTATTCGATGGTTTGGCAGCACCAGTTGATTCTTATGGATCAGCAGGAGATATTGCTGTTGTTACATCAGTTGACCGTATTGGTTACTATATAAAAGAAAACACAAGTTGGGTTCTACTAGGCGACGGTTCTGTGAGTGACTTCCAGTTCAACGCTTTTGCTCCAACTACTAAGTCTGACGGTGTTACACTACCATCTGACGGTGATGTATATGTTCGTCTAACAGCACAAGGTGGCGGTTTAGACCTTAATGTAAGTTACTACAGTTCTGCTCTAGGTTACTTCACAGGTGTACAAGCACCAATTTATATGCTAGATGACCAAGCAAGTGCGGTACTACAAGATCAAAACGATATCTATGTACGTTACAACGATACACTAGGGTTCGTTGAAATCCGCCGTCATACTGGTCTAACACAAACGTCAATAACTTCCAATGTGGTACCTAACATTGGTGATATCACTGCTGATTTTTCTGTTGAAGGTGTGCAATTCGTTTTCACTAACGCTACACTAGACGCAGTTATTTCACAAATGCAAGCGAATCCTCAACTTAACGCACAAAATGTACGTATTGAGAAGATTGGTACTAACCGTGTACGTTTCACACGCACAGACGGTCTAGAACTAAACATTGATTTTGCTTCTGGTAGAGCAAGCATGGGCTTCGCTGTGTCACTAAACTCTGTTAGTGTTTGGGAAAATCTTTCTTATGTCGCTGAGACTGAAGTACCAAAAGGCGAAATAGAAGAAGGCGCACTATGGTTCGATGCTGACCTAAAAGTTGAACTACTACGTAACGAATACACCGGTGGCGTATTACAATGGGTACCATACGCTTGGTCTGAAGATTCTTTAGGTGCTGCGCAGGCAGAACTACAACTACGTAGTGCAATGCCAACAACACGCAAAGATGGTCTAAGTCCTCTAGTACAAGGTGACGTTTGGGTAGATAGCGATTCTAACCCTTACCCAGAAATTCACGTATGGAACGGCTCACAGTGGGTTAAACTAGATAACGCTGACCAATCATCTGTTAACGGTGTTATTTTCTCTAACTACTCACATGATGCTCCATTCGATGAAACAGGTACTCCTGTATCTCGTGACATTCATCCTGACACTGCAAATCCTGAACTACTACCAGAAAACATTCTAATGGTTAACATGGATTACACTACTTACAACGTTAAGCAATACATTGACGGTAAGTGGGTATGGGTATCAGGTGTTGAATTGGACGGTTCTGGTCGTTTCGGTGATCGTGCTGTTCGTGGTATGGTAGTAGAAGCAATGCAAGCGGCGGTAGCAGGCAATGAAGGCATTCGTGCTGAAGCCACTTACTTCAACTTGATTTCTGCTCCTGGTTACCCTGAACTAATGGACGAAATGATTGGTCTAAACAAAGACAAGAAAGAAATCGCTTTTGTTATTGGTGATGCACCACTAACTCTAAGTGATGACTCTACTGGTCTACAGAATTGGGCTCAGGATAGTCTAACTGGTGAAACTTATGCGGCAGTTTACTACCCACACGGTCTGTCTACTGACCTTGAAGGTAACGATGTTGTAATGCCATCGTCTGCTATTGCTCTACGCACCGTAGCATTCTCTGACCAAGTATCTTACCCATGGTTTGCACCAGCAGGTCTGACTCGTGGTGTTGTATCAAACGCTTCACAAGTTGGTTACGTAAACGATGAAAACGAATTCGTTCGTGTTCGTCTAAGCGAAGGTCAGCGTGACGTTTTATACACTAATCGTATGAACCCAATTGCTGATTTGCCAAACCAAGGTCTAGTCGTTTACGGACAGAAAACTCTACAAGGTTTCGCATCTGCTCTTGACCGTGTGAATGTGGCTCGTCTAGTGAACTACATGCGTTACAACTTGGATCTACTATCTCGTGGATTCTTGTTCGAACAGAACGACCGTATCACTCGTGATAACATTCGTGATGCAGTTGAACGTTTCTGTGGTAACCTAGTATCGCAACGCGCGCTATACGATTTCTTGGTTGTATGTGACGAAACGAATAATACTCCAGCACGAGTAGATAGAAACGAGTTGTGGGTGGACGTGGCAATCCAGCCGGTGAAATCGGTTGAATTTATCTACATTCCACTGCGTATTCGTAATACAGGCGAATCATTATCGTAAGATAATTAATTCAACTAACAAAAAGGGACGATTATTCGTCCCTTTTCCATATATACTTTTCGTTACCGCAATCCCATATTCTGTCATATCCTTGAAGTTTTCTGTTTTCCCATTCAGTCAATGATTGGTTATCTGATTTGTTTTTTCTTAATGAGTATCTATGTTTTCTAATACACAATTTTGTATCGGTGTACCAGTAATTTACGCCTGTAAACTTGTCAAACTTCATCCCAATCTGTTTGTATACGTTGCCGGTATTCCAACGCAAATCGGAATAACTGAAGATTTCATTGTAGTCAAAGTTATTAATAAAATACTTGAATAGTTTTCCCGCAGCCCCCACAACACTTTTATCTTTGTGGACACAAAAACGAGTTAGTTCCAAACCATTACTATTTCCTTTACTAGCGTTTGATTTTGAAAAGCACATTACACTTACAAGTTCATCATTATGATATAAGCCTAATTTGTATTTTGAGTTGACATATCCTTGAATATGATTGTTATCAACGAAATTTTTGGCTGTACTGGCGTCTATCTCTTGTACAATGCATTTTCTGGCATAAATTTTTTGTTCTGTGTCTAATACCAATTTGTGTTTTAATCTTGCTTTTACGATATTTTTTTTGTGTATCCACTCGTCCTCAAATATGGTAATAAGTTGGTATCCTTGTTCTCTGGCGAGTAATAGTTTTTCGTGATGGTATTTTTTATCTTTACGTATATCATTGTGCCAATATAAACCGCAGTACTCAATTGCTACTTCTAATTCTGGAAGGACGATATCTAGTTCTTTAGGCGCAATAACAGTCCGGTCATTTTCTAATACCGTGCCGTTATAAATTGATTTAACATAATCTACTATTTCTTTTTCTGCTGCACTTCCTTTTGTTGAAGACCCACAACATACTCCGCATGGTGTACCAAAATTTCTTGCCCTATACTTGAATGTTTCGCTCGGTAGAGATTCTGATATACCGCAATCATTACATGTGAATGCCACAATAGAGTTGGGATTGTCGTATGTATCTAACTTTTTTTGACTCGGATCAACAATAGAATCAATGTGTACACGATCTAGTGCTAGTTTTTCATATACATCTAATTTCTTTTTTAACGATTTTGCTCTTGCTTCGTCGGATAGCGCATAATGCTCAACACCGTATCGGTCAAGTAGCGATTGTTTAACTTTCGCCTGGTGATCGGGCAATTGTGATGGATTATCTACGCCGTATTTTTCTTTGAGAGTTTTTCTTCCTTTCGTATTTAAGTCTGATGCGCGATTTTTAATACTATCCAGTGACTTGGAACTAACTAGCATTCCGTATCTGTCCATCATAGTGCTGTGGCGTTTTTGTACTATGTCGGGATGAGAGAATGGATTCTCAGTTCCATACTTTTTTATCATTGTGGCTTTTGCTTTTTCGTTTCGTTCGTTGTAAGTTCCATTTTGTCTCAGTAGGGCTGCCGAGCATGAGTATGAGCATGTGGTCTTGCGGATATCGTTCAATTTTCCTGAACATATAGGACACAACGGTTCAGAATCCAAGTCTTGTAGAATGAAAGCAATACCTTCATTTAAGTTGTATGATGGATACTTTTCTGCTATCCATTCAACATATTCAGAATTCTCTTTAATTTTTCTTGATCGCCATTTTGGCGCAATAGATTCTAAAAATTCTTTAATCTCAGTACGCATATGTGATTCCTTAATAGTATGTGATTAATACTATTTAGTAATTATATTATAAAACAAGTGATAAATCAACACTTACTAGAATGCCGTAATTTAATTTTCGTTGATATGGTATCGACGGTTTTAACACATGTACCCCACCACATAGCCACAAGTAGTGATAAGTTTACGGGAATATACACAAAATGTATATAGATTGGATTGAGTGTTGCTCGGTCAAATATCTTATGGAATGGGTGATCAGAATCAAATATAGTCTTTGCTATTTCAACTAGTTGTTGTAGTTGAAGTGTGTTACCAATAAGCGCAAAGAAGTTATACCAAACGGCTGCTCCAACACCTAGAGTCAAAAGAATACGAACCCACACTGATAGTTTCTGATAGTTATCAGTAAACGCAATACCAAATGCAGTAGACATGATAACGATGTAAAAAGTCCAAATACTGTTTCGGTTGTTTTGTACTTGGTGTATCAGTGTAATTATCTGGTCTTCCATGTAGTTATTTATGATAATAATTAAATACGAACATAATATTTTAGGTTAGTGATAAATAGTTATATGAAAGCAATTGCTTCTGTATAAACTTTTTTAGGAGACATGAAAAATGGCAAGAACACTACAGAACTTTGGTGTACCAACGGAAGGTCAGACTGCTGGCGATGGTATTGGTATTCTACAACCTAAACTTAGTTACCGCTTCCGAGTAATCGTTACTGGATTTGGTGGCACCGATGTTAGTTCATCAAAAGAATTTACCCGTCAAGTTATTAACGTAACTCGTCCGAAGATTGACCATGAACCAATCGTAATTGATTCATACAACTCTCGTATGAACATGATGGGCAAGCACACTTGGCAACCAATCACATTGGAACTACGTGATGATATTGGTAACCAACTAACTAAACTAGTAGGTAATCAACTTCAAACACAATTAAACCACAGAAATCAACATGGTCCAGCAGCAGGTACAAACTACAAGTTTGGTATGCTAGTTGAGATTCTAGATGGTAACAGTGGTGTTCCAGTTGAACAGATTCAACTAGAAGGTTGTTTCTTGAGCAACGTTGATTACACACAAACTGACTATTCATCTTCTGAGCCAGTACGTATCAGCATGACAGTACATTACGACAACTGTATCTTTGTTGACGAAGAAATCATGCCTGCTGCCGACAAGTTTACAAACAATTCTTCACTATTGGGTTAATAGGTTAGTAAACTATGCCAAAAAGTTCAGATGGAAAGAAGTTTTTAGCAGGAAGTAATAATGCGGCAGCCAAGTGGGGCTTTGATAGCCCCTCAGGTGCTGTCCTTACTTCTGTTCCTAAACTTGCGGGTCAATACTTTGTTAAGATGTATGGTGAGAAAAATCTTAACCATATGTCAGGTAAAGTTAAAAATGTATCCGAGGTTACAGTACAAATGGAAACGCAATCTGTTGACCGTTACGGTAAACGTGTGCATGTTCCGACCCGTGTTGATTTTCCATCCGTAACTATAACATTATATGACACAGTTGATGGAGAAACATTTAAACTAGTAAGTGATATTTACGAAAAATATTTTTTCAACAACTACAATAATGAAGATTCAGGTAATATAGATTCTACTATCAGGGACGTGAATTCCGGACGAAAATCAACATCTTGGGACACGCCCGAATTTCATTTTTTTAACAAGATAGAAATTTATCACTTCTTTGGTCAAGGTCAGCGAGGGGAGTTGGGTTCATATTTCGGCGCAAAGGAAGTACAACGTGACGCACCTGCTAAAATTCAAAAGATTGTCCTAATCAATCCTATGGTTACGGCCATTACATTTGACCAAAACGATTACTCTACAAGTGAAGTAAAAACTATTCAGTTACAATTACAACCTGAAAATGTTTTTGTGCGCTCGGAAAATGTAAGTGTTGACGCTCCTGATTGGATGGAGAAAGGCATGAGTATTGCTAGAGAGGTATTACTTAACGGTGATTCACCACGTAGTACACCTCTAACATATGAAGAACTAACACGATTATACGAAGGTCTTGATAGACTTGGTATTCAAACTGATAGTGACACATTTACTGCTGGTGGGGCAGAAATACCAAGTTTTGGTAACTTAGTAGCCAACAATCCTGGTGCTCGTGGTTATGGCGGTGATAATATATTAGATGCGTTTCAAGATGAACTTATAAATGCTGTATTCAATGGTAAGAAATTTAGCATGAAAAACATAGGTCAGAATGTTCTCCAAGGCATTCTGGGCAATAAAGGTCTTAGTGATATACAATCACTTAAACCTACATCAACAAGTCGTTTTGGATTTATAGGTGATATAGTTCGTGATGGTGTTCGCAATTCATTGTTGAATAATAACACTGCTTCTCCTCTAGGAGGTTTTGCAGGAATTGGTTCCCCTACAGTAGGCAGAGCAACGACTGGGAGTGTAATACCACCGTCTGCGCCACAACCTGCTTCGCCACAACAGCAAATTCAAGGACAACGAGTAATATCTGCTACAGAGATAGGTAAGATAAAAGAAATTACTAATAAACCGACAGGACAGTAATAATGGATATCAATATATTAGTTGCGCAAATTAAACGACAAGGGTATACCCAATCACAGTCTGAAACATTAGCAAGACAACTAATGTCTGTGGCTAGAAATTATGGAATTAACCCGTATGAGTTGGTGAAAGAAATTGAAGGCAAAATTGAATTCAACGATTTAGGCGGATTCATACTAAACAACACCAGAACACAAGGTTATGTGACTGGTAAAATGAAGAAATCAAAACCTAACTTATACATACAAAGATCAATCTTTAAGTAATGGCAAAATATCATCAAGGTAGATACGCAATAATAAATGAAGCAAAGTATGCAGGCAAAGGCACCCCAACATTTCGTTCATCCTGGGAAAATACATTCATGCAATTCTGCGACAATAACCCTAATGTGTTGTCATGGGCAAGTGAACCTGTAAGAATACCCTACCTTCACCCTATTACAGGCAAAATGACTACATACGTACCTGATTTTATAGTTGTTTATCTTGATGCAAAAGGCAAGAAACATGCCGAACTTATCGAAATAAAACCCCTCAACCAAAGTGATCCGCAATATGCACGTTCTCAAGGTCAACAAATGCAAACTGCTATCAACTATGCTAAATGGGCGGCAGCAGAAGACTGGGCAAAAAAGCGTGGTATGAAATTTAGAATACTAACAGAACATGATATTTACATGAATGCTAAAAAACCCAAACCAAAAGGAACACGTAGGGCACCAAGAAAGAAAAAATAAAGATATACAAAAATTTAAACAAATGTCGTATTTGTGCTAAAAGTCTCTCAAAAATATAAATAAAGATACAAGATGTAAATTTTTTGAGAGGAGGTTTACGCATGTTTAATATTGATGGTTTAGACACCACAGTTAAGGTTATATCCCTTATTGCTGGTTTAAGCAGCGCCACAGTCGGTGCTCATAATATATACAGTACTTATTTTAAAGGTGGTCCAATATTGGAATGGGCACCTGACCATTTTCAAGTATCATCTGGTCCAAGTAATGGGGATTTTGATGTTACAATAGCAAGACAAAAATTTCGTGATGATTGCTCTGTCACAGGGTTTAACATTGAAGTAAAAGACGATAGATATGTTATCCATCGTGCAATTCCTAGTATCGCAACGTGGTCTGGTCCTGCCAATGATAAAGTCGATAAATTCGGATATTCATTTACAATATCAGAAGAGCAAGGAGAAATTAATCCAGGCAACGCAATGATGTACGCTTACATAGATTACGTTTGTCCTGAAGGTCCTACTCGTGTTCATTATCCTGACCATGAGAACCTAGAGTTTGTGATATTTGAGGCTGACCCAGAGTTGGATAAAGAGCAAATGGTTGCGAATAACGAATAAAACGTGTACAATCATAAAAGATAAATACCTCATAGTTAAAACCATGAGGTATTTTTTATGACTAAAAAATTAGAAGAAGTATTTGGAATGATCCCGGAAGAGGATGACGAAAGTATTGTGAATGATGTGCTAGACGCATACAACGATGATAGACTAGCATCTAAACACGATTTAGAAGATAGAACCCCAGAACAAACTCCTACAATAGAAGAATCAAAATCTATGATGGCAGTAATAGAGGAATCTATGAGTGAAACAGACAAGATAGATTCAGCATTACCGTCAGTCAGTGACCTAAACGAACATGATGGAGATATGGACGAGATTCATAAAAAGGCAATGGACACATTCAACGACTTAGTTGATTTGGGTATGAATGTTGAAGTACATGCCGGAGCGAAACTATTTGAAACTGCCAACCAAATGCTAAAAACTGCGATGGAAGCGAAGGATTCTAAAGTAGACCGTAAATTGCGTATGATTAGTTTACAATTGCAGAAGGCAAGGCTTGACCACGCAATTGAAAAAGAAGAAGCAAAACAAAAATCATTAGAAGGTGATGAGATAGAAACCGAAGGTAAGGTTACTATAGACCGTAACGAACTACTAAAACGAATCGCCAAAGCAAAAAATTTAAAAGGAGAATAGCATAATGGCTAAAATAAGATTTAATAATGTAGAATTAACAAAATCAGTGGGTACTACTTCAGTGATACCGCCTGTTGTTTGGGCGGAACAAAAGATATTAGCAAGTGATGCCGCAGGTAACGATGCTTTTGGTTCGACCGTTGCTATGTCCGAAGATGGCACAACGGCTATAGTTGGAGCATATGTTGAAGACGCAACAGGATTTAGCGATGCAGGCTCAGCGTACATCTTTACTCAAGTCGGTGGGATATGGCTAGAGGAACAAAAACTTATAGCGGGTGATCCCGAAGGCGGTGGTTATTTCGGTTGGGCAGTAAGCCTTTCAGGTGACGGTAACACCGCCATTGTCGGAGCCTACGGCGAAGATACTGTAGGAGCAGAGGCTGGCGCTGCCTACATCTTCACTCGTTCAGGAGGGGTTTGGACACAGCAACAAAAACTTCAAGCGAGTGATATAGAACAGTATGACCGTTTCGGTTATTCAGTATCAATATCCAGTGACGGTAACACTGCTATCATTGGTGCTTATGGCGAATCCGCCGGTGGTATTTTAGCGGGTGCCGCTTATATCTTCACACAATCAGGCGGTGTGTGGACAGAACAACAGAAGATACTGGCAAGTGATGCTCAAGCAAGTGATAATTTCGGTTGGTCCGTATCTATTTCTTCCGATGGTAATACAGCGATAGTAGGTTCATATGGTGAAGACACTGGCGGTTCTCTTGCAGGCTCAGCATATATGTATACTCGTTCTGGTGGTGTATGGACACAACAACAAAAGATTCAGGCAAGTGATGTTCAAGGAGGTGACCGTTTCGGGTACACGGTTAGTATGTCAAGTGATGGTAATACTGCTATCATTGGCGCTTATCACGAGGACACTGGCGCTTCTGGTGCAGGTTCTGCTTATATCTTTACACAATCTGGTGGTGTGTGGACACAACAACAAAAGATTCAAGCAAGTGATGCAGAAGCAACTGATTATTTCGGATACAAGGTTAGTATGTCAAGTGATGGTAATACTGCTATCATTGGCGCTTACCTCGAGGACACTGGGGCTATTTCCGCAGGTGCTGCTTATATCTTCACTAGTTCAGGTGGTGTATGGACACAACAACAAAAACTTCAAGCGAGCGATAAAGGAGAGGACGATAGATACGGCTCCAGTGTTTATATTTCAGGCGACGGTACTAAAGCCATTGTAGGATCTCCGCGTGAAGATGCTCCACTCGGAAACCAAGGCGCCTCTTATATATATGAAATTCAATAAAATCTTCCTAAATGATAAATAAGTGTATAAGTGCAAATTCGTTTTTGGAGATTTAATAAATGAAAAGTTTTAGAGAATTCTTAACAGAATCTTACAAAGAATACGAACTAGTTATCCGTTTTGCTGGAAAACTAGAAGAAGTCGATGTTGACCGTATTGAAAGATTCCTAGAAAAATATGACCTACGCTCAATTTCTAGCGTAAAAGTAACACCAATCACAAAGAACCCACTATTCTTTGATGATGTACAAAACACAGAAGTATCAAAGGTTGAGATTATCACTGGATATCCGATTGCTGCTGATATTCTAAGACAGCAACTAGCAGATTTGTTAGAAATGAACATAACACACATTATTGTTCATAAGCCAGGTATGGAACCTGCTGTTGAAGAGGATGTATCAGACGAGGATCAGCCTGCTCTACTAGACAGTGAATATGATGATGAATCAGATGATGGTAAGAGTTACGGTCGTAAATTCATTGATGATTTCCTAAACGGGTTAGAAAAGCGTGAAATGGCTACAGTTGAAAACGAGTTGAGTATTCAACCAAAAGCAGACCCTGCGCCAGAACAAATGAGTACTGAAGAAAAATCAAGTAATTCAGTCATTACAGGGAAAAGAATATGAAAAAGATAGACGAAACTAAACATTATAACTTAACTGTCACAGACCAAAATGATAAGTCTATTACAACTACTAACATGAGCACAGAACATCCTGACGAAATCTCTAGACTTCTAAAACTTTCCGGTGTTCAACAACCCGAAGTATCTGATTGTGGATGCGGCGGGGACGAAGTTACACTAGTTGACATGACAGAAGCACTATCTGCGGAACAGCGCCGTAAGATTGAAGACCGTCAATCAAAGAAAAAAGGTGATGACTGGTGGGATGATGAACCTAAGTCTAAAGTAAAACATATGAAAGGTCGTATCGGCAAAGATTACGATGCTGGAGAAGAAGTTAAGGAATCAGGTATGAATGAAATGGATAGAATGCGCAAACTTGCTGGTTTGCCGCAAAAAGAACAGGCACAAGAAGTAACAGAAGCAAGTAACCTTATCGGTGAATTTAATGATTTGGTTAAGGCTGCTATAGAAGATGCAGAAGAAGCAGGCGCTTATAGCGATGTTCGTGACGAAACAGTAGCACAAGCATATGACGCATTTTCAAAAGGCGACTTCGCCGGTGCGGCTGAAATGATTCTCGCAAACTTTTCTGACCAAGATGGCGGTGAAGTAAGTGCTATTGACAATATCTACCAAGACCTAGTGGATGACTTTAAATACATTGCTAATGCTACTAACGAAGCAAGCGGTGAAATGCCTCGTGCTGTATCAATTCACGATAAAGGTGTAGGCAAACACCGTGGTAACTTTGATTCACCAATAGATAGACACGTTGGCATGGGCGGTGATCCGGAAGATTTTGAAGACGATGATGAAAATGTTGACCGTGGTGCGGTCCGTTCACGTAAGATGAAAGAATCAAGCAATGACCCATACGAGTTCTATGATGGCGCCAAAGTTCGTCTAACAAAGCATTATGATGACCCTAGAAATCCTAACGCAGTATATACATTGTCACAATGGGACGCAGACAAGCAACGCGGTTGGATTGGTGATGAAAATGGCGAAGGCTGGTATGTAGATGCCGATCAACTCATACTAGTTGATGACGAAGATGATTACGACCCAGATTATTCAATGGGTCACAGACAGACCGAAGCAATTCTATCACCAGAAGAGTTCATGAAACGCGCTCCAAAAGATGGCAAGAAAAATAAACTTCAACGTGATGCAGAAGAAAATGATGCTATCGCTGGTATGGGCGGTGATCCAGACGATAAAAACGTTGACCGTGGCGCGGCTCGTTTACACAAGCGTGGTATGAAAAATGAAGCAGTTGGTCAGTTCGCAGAAGCATACTTTGACCTAATCGACCGTGTAGGCGGTGATGCCAAACTAGTAAACAACGAAGCACTTGCTTGGATGGGCGGCGGCGAACGTCAAGAAATGGCTGATGCTCACTATGATGGAACTGACCCATACGAGTGGGACCAATACATGAGTGATGACGATATTGCTAACACTATTACACGTTGGTTCAGCGGCGATGATATTAAAGAATTCGTTGACCACTTTGAACGTCACTACGATTTAGACAGTGAAGACCTTGAAGAAGCAGGTACATGTCCGAAATGTGGTTGTAACCCATGTGAATGTGACGACCTAAATGAAGGCGATTATGAACTGCCAAAACCAATATCTATCGGTGGCGGGTACACGTATGTTGTTACTAATGCTGACAGTGATTCTACAGAATTTGCTATTGTTAAAAATGGTCAACAAGTAGAGCAAGGTTGGTACGATAGAAACTCTGATGAAATTAACTTCCGCGGTGAATACCATGATTTGTCTCAATATGCTACTGTTGTTGACAAAGTAAAAGAGTTGATGGGTATCAAAGAAGGTACAAGTCGCCAAATGGCAGAAGAAATTAATCGTATGCGCAAAATCGCAGGTCTTAAAGAAAACATCTACGACTTTGGTGATGACGAAGACGAAGAAATGGAAGAACCAGAAGAGATAGAAGAGCCGGAAGAAGAAGACGAAGACATGTCAGAACCTACTACTCTAAATGCTCAAGATGAAGATCCTACAGACAATGAACCTGAGTTTGAAGGTTCTGCTCCTGCAGAAGTAGAAATCGAAGACTTCTCTAAGAAAACATTCTCTGGTATTCCAAAACAGAAGAAAGAACGTAAACCATCTAAAGGTGATAATCCACTAGATTATTCACTAGATGAAAGCGCAATCTTTGAATCTCTAATGGAAGAATTTGAGGAACATATGAAGGAAGCCAAACGCTCAAAAAAGAGCAAAGGTAAGCCTGGCTTTGTTGACGGAGAAAACGCAACCGAGTAAAAAGAACACAACCCTAGGACCGTTATAGTTTCGGCTTGTCCGTTTTCATCCTAGAAGTGTCAGTCGCCCACACTGTTGAACCACGATTCGCTACCGTGATTTCATAAAGTGGGCTTTTTTATGGCACCAAAAAGTTGTC